AACAGCGGGTTCATCAAGATGATGTTGGGCATGAAGCCTTGCTCTTGCATGTGCGCCATGGCCTTGAACAGGTCTTCCTGGGCAATGCTACCGTTAGCGAGACCATCTAGGCCACGACCGGTAGTAACACCAAAGACTGACTCGTTGGGGCTTGCGTTGTCAAAGAGTGGCGTGCCGAGCGAACGCAGGAATGCAATAGCCTTTTGCTCCTTGTGGCGAGTGAGCGCACGGCCCATCTCACGAAGGTTGATGGCCATGATGTCCCAGGTGCTGTAGCGAAGCGCTTCGTCCGTGAACGACACGGCGAGACCGCTCTTGCCGACCCAGGCCGTCTGCATACCACCACCAAGCTGGAACATAACCTCAGGGTATGTGCCGTGCTCGGGGATGTCAGCAGCCGTCACTGCGCCAAGTGCGCCAGCGAGAATCTGGGTATTCATACCCTTGCTCTGAACAGTAGTGAAAAGAGGCGAAATCGACATGATCGGATCGACTGGCTCGCGGATAATGGTCTCCATCGCTTCTTGCAGAAGCGGACGGATCTCAGTGTAGCTGATAGCATCTTTCACGCCTGGGCGGATGTACTGGTATACATCCTCCCAAGCGAGCTCGACGCCATCTTCCACGTTGCGGCCACGATTGCTCATGAGATCAGCCAGGTAATTGACAGCTTCCTTCTCGTTTGTCGGAAGATCGAACGAGTTGCCATCGTGTAGCTTGAACTTCATGTGGTTCTCCTAGTGGAAAGTGGGGAAATCAGATGCGGACCTTGATGACCACAAGCTGGTTGGCAACCTTTTCGTTGGCCAGCGTGATGTGATCCGTGAAACCAGCAGTAGCCGAGCCAGGCATGCGCGATGCACTGGTAACGCCCTGGAGATCCCACGCAGTCTTGACGTGTTGTAGCAGTTGCTTTGGTTGAATATCGAAGGTAAGCAGCGTGCCAAGTTCGGGAGCGGTCGACGCCAAGATGTCGGCGGCCGAGCCCTTCGGGCAGAAGTTGCTAGCCTTGTCCACGCTCACGCGACGGTCACCGAAGTTCGGGACGCCAGTGAAGTAGATGTATTGCTCCGAAGCAGCAAGTGCCGAAGACGAGTACACGTAGAAGCTGAACGTCGGGTCCGTGTTGTCGCTTACGAGGGTATCCCAAGCAGCGCGCGAAAGAACCAGGTAGCCGGCCTGTGCATCGAGGAAGTAGTCACCAACGGCGGTAACGTTCTCGATAGCAGGGCGTTGACGAGCGAGAACGCCATCAACGTCACAAGCGAGCGGCGTGCGGCTTGTGTGAGCCGCAACGTCGCGCTCAGAAAGCACGATCAGAACGACATCGCCAACAAGGTCAGCATCGTAACGACCAAGATCCTTGATACCATCAGCATCCAATACAGCACCATCGGCAGGGCGTTGGCCGCTTGTTGCGCTGGTAGCAAGCGTGACGGCCGAGACGTCGATCAGATCATCAACAACCGTATCGGAAGCCATGTAAGGAACATGAACTTCGTGCTCGGTGAGGAACTGAACAAGATGTTGCTTGTTGTAGTTTAGGAAGTGCTGGTCACCGCGCTCAGGGGTACCGGCGTAGACATGGAAGTCTGCAGCGGCAACGCCAATCGGAAGGCTGATGAAGGCCTGAATGACCTCTTGGATGTGGGTGGTGTTCGAAGGTGCAGCAGCGCGAGTCACAAAACCACGATCAACAACTGCCTTGGCAAACTCAAGACTCGTAACAGTCTTAGGTGCAGTCAGTTTCTTACCAGTGGTAAAGTCTTGAACGCCCCACTTCACGTCAGTTGCCGTGTAGGTTAGAACAACAGTGCTGGTTGCAGCACCAACAAGTGCGCCACGGAGACCAGCAGGAACGATACGGTCTTCTGCGTCTAGCGCAACAACCTTACCGGAGCTGATAACGTAGGCGTCCTTGCCCTTGATGGCTTCCGAGGCTTCCCAAACAATCGGGAGCCAAGCGGCTGGGCGCCAATCGCCCTTGCCGTGCGGCGCAGAAATATTTGGCTGAACACGCCAGTTGGGCGTAATCTTGCCATGAAGATCTTCGCGTAGGTAGAATTGCTTTGAAATGGCCATGATCAATCTCCTTCAGTATAGCGATTGATGTCGAAGTTGCGAGGAATATGGCGCTTGTGCTTCTTCAATGTGATGAAGTCGTTAGCGGCCGCTACTCCCGAGGTTTCACGAATTGATTGGTAACGAGACACAATTGCGCGCTCGTAATCCGACAGATTATCTGTCAACTTGACTTGTGAATTGGTGGACACCGACTCACCTTCAACTTTCTTGATATCTGCCACAGAGGCGACGTCGTCGTCCTCTTCCTTATTCTCTTGCGTACTTGCTTGATTGTCAAGCACTGTTACGTTTTTTTGTGCAAGTTCGTCTTGCAGCGACTGCTTTTCCGTCTTTAGGTCTTCAATCTGACGCAGAGCATCAGTATAGCTGTCCTTCAGTTGGTCGTACTCGGCCTTAGCAACCGAGTCTTCGGTGCGCGCGGCCTTTTCAGCCTCGGCACCAAGAATTCTATCAAGCAGTGCAACATGATCTTGCGTCAGGGCAGGAGCGTCAGCTACAACCGCAACCGGCTCTTCCTTTTTATCTTCTACTTGAGGCATCTCTTGTTTTAAGAGCTCAAGGAAGAAAGGACGGAGCTCATCTTTCAGTTGAGCAAGAAGCTCAGGTGTAAGTTCCATTTTGTCTCCTTCGATGACAGCGTCTGTCATGTAAACGGTTTCGGCGTCAAAATCTTGAACGCCGTCTTCAAAAGTTATTTCGTTTCCGGCGCTGTCTTGCAGCTCGAACGAGCGAACGTGACTAAAGCGGTTTGCGCCCTCAACCACGACGGAAACTTCTTTGAGAGTATACTCTGGTACGATGTGAAAACACAACTTGCCATCGTAAACGCGCCCTGGCTTATGTCCACAAGACCCGCCAAGCTTTACCCAATCCTTTAGGCAGTGGCTGCAAATCAGCGCCCCAGGATCTGCTCCGGCGCTGAAGTTAAAAAAGCGCCCATCGAGGAAACGCTGAATTGCATCCTGGTCTTTAATGACCAGTTCGCCCTGGATCTCTGCAATGCCAGGCCACTTGTCATTGAGTAGTAGCTTGTGCTTATGCATTACCGAGACGATACGCTTGTAGTCGTCCGAGTAAAGTGCGCGCTTTACTTCCAGGAAATCAGCAACGCTCTCAAAAAAGCCCATTGCTTCATCGTCAAGCTCGGTAAATTCGGCTAGATCAATCAGCCCAATAATAGAATCGACTTTACGATCTTCGTGATCCTTGATAACGGGCCGGCCCGTTGCTTTTGCAATACCGTTCTTCTGTCCTGCTGGCAAGTAGATACGGTTATTGATCCGGCGCCCGGAATTAGAGATATTCATCTTAATTCGCAGGCCCTTGCCACCGCTCTTGGTAGCGCGGTCAAGCAGACGCTGCTTTTCGTCATTGGCAAAATCTAGAACCTTGCCACGCGGACGGGCAATGAAGTTGTCATAAACAGCGCTCATTTAGGCTCCAATTCTGGTCTGATATTGTATACAACTGTTGAGAATTTGATTCCGGTGTCTTTGACAAGGCGCCACATCGACACCGCTTTGCGATTGATCTCTTCTAGTGTAACAGCATCAATCTCATCAGCGCAAGCGAACGTATGCTGATTCTCGCCATCAGTCAAAGCGTAATCTCGAGTTGTTTTGGGCGCCGACCTGGCGCCGTACTGATTTGCTGGTCGTGAGCGATTGCCTACCGTACCGTTGCCCCTAGAAGCTGGACGCCCAGGCTGGCCCCGAGCAGCAGCCTGGGCTTTTGCTACTTGAGCTGTATGGCGCTCTTCATGAGCTACGTCTTCTGGCGTAATCCCCGAGGATTCACGACGAGCAAGTGCTTGGCCAGCAGCCGAGCCAGGACCCATACCTTTTAACAACGCTGCTGGTTCGCCGTACAGATGGAAGAACGTGCGTTCAAACTTCTCATCGTCCCAAGGCTCATGGCCAAGCTGCGTACGCATTTCATCAACAGTAATAGCGTTGTTCGTAAACATCTGTAGAACCTGATTTTCGTCGGCTCGCCGATCTTCCTTGTCGATGACGCCAAATCGAATCTCAACTCGATTTTCTGGATCTAGAGGATCGTATCCACCTTCTAGCAGTAGCTCGTTAATTACAAAGAAATCGAAGTAACGCTTGAAAATCTTTGTCTTGGCCTCAACATCAAGCAAAGTGCTTTTCGACAACGTCGAAGCCGTTGAGCGGTTCGACGTGTCGCTCTCGCCCATATCTAGCGAAGACGATCCAAGAGACGCAAGAGCACGGTTACGAAAGTACGAAAGGTAGTAGTCAATACGTAGCGCACGTCCCTCACTCCCAATGGCTTCAATTGAATGCCGGTGATCGCTAATGTAGATGCCGCCAGCCGGCATGTACTCAACCGTTTCCTGTACAATCTCGCTTTCGCGACGACCGTCTGGGCCCATTGTTTCCGGAAAATTGTCGTTTCCGACCTTGTAGTGGAAGAGCGGAAACAAGTTTGCTTCAATCAGGTCTTCAACGTTTTCTTCGATGCGCCGAAGCAAGGCGATGTCATCGAGCGCCGGAAACAGCTCCGGAAAGCCAACTGTGTAACCAGCAAACTGATTAGAACGGAAGTGTATAACATCGTGAGGAAAGAACTCCTTGGTTTCCCGAGTAGCAGGATCGACTTGGCGCCACTTCTTTGGCTCGCCATTCTTTTTAGTTTTGAGCTCCATGGTATCAAAGTCAACGACAAAGTAACCAGCAACAGGCTCCAGTTCCTTGCCAAAGTGCAACCTGGCCAGGCCAGAGCTGAGCTCAGCTGAGCGCTTCTTAATCCACACACAGTTATCAATTGTGAATAGCGCGTCCATTGTTTGCTCAATTAGCAAATCGGTTGGCGTCTGCGTAGCCCAAGCCATTTCTGCTAGGCGGCGAAGGAGATAGTCACGCGCTTCCTTGCTCTTGCCTACCAGCTCCCAGCCAGCAACCATAACGCGGTTAACTTTCTTCTGTGTAGCGCGAAAAGCATAGCCATCTGTCTTGCGCATAATGTTGATTTCGGCGAAAGACGGATCTGGCTTGTGCCACTCACCACGATGACGTGCCGTGTACGCAAGTGTGCGATCTGTCACTCGCATTTGTTTAGCAATAGGCGTCGATGCCGGTGCATCAGACACCGGCATCGCCTCTACCAAATCAAGCAGCATGTCGATATTCATTAACGACTCCTATTGAGATCGGCAATCCATTGCTTAATCATGTCTGCCTGTGGGGTACCTTCGCGTACGTTGATACAGGTTGCGATTGTACCGATTTTATCAGGACCGCGATAAACCGCAATAGCACGTTCTCCGTTTACTTCCTGCGCAAATGTAATCCCCTGCGCAGAGCGTCCAGCTGTACGCTCCATATGAGCACGTAAAACCTCAGGATTTGCTTGTACTACGTCACAAAAGTCCATTTTATTTCCGGCACCAAGCGACTGGAGCATCTGGATAATTCCGACGATCATGCCAATCATGTCCTTGATCATCAATAGCAGCCCAATATTCTCCAAATTGATCGCAAGGCCGCCTCCGACCAACGAATTCAGGTTGGCCAGTGCAATTTGAAGCTTATCGTCTAGCGTGGTGATCCAGTCTCGGGCATCTGCGATTGCAGAAAGCACCTGCTCGCTCCAGTGACTGGACAAAAACTCTTTGTTTTTAATCGCTTGTGGCAGTAATTTAGTCGCGGACAAATCGAATCCAGTCGGTACTCGCTTGGTCTGGTCCTGAGACGGCGCCGATCGCGCGCCATAGGCGTTACCAACCCGCACTTTTTTCGGGTTTTTCAGTCCAGGCTCTACCGAAGCGTATGAAGTAGCGCTTTCAATGCGTGTGCCGTCAGGCATTTGGCCCTGCGCCAGACTACCAACCTGATTAGCAGCAGCCTGCGCAGCCGAAACAGCTTGATTAAGTTGACGCTGTAGCTCGGCAACGGTGGCAACAGCAGCGGCTGCACAGTCGATCGGCGCCGTCATTACGTTAACGATGGCTGTTACCAGGCCGCTAATAAGCTCTGTGATCAACTTAAGAATTGGACCGATAATCACCGACCAATCTAGTTTGATTTCAAGTTGAAACGCCAAGTACTTGCGCAACAGCATCTTGATCGCCATCAAAATCATAATCAGGTCAGGAATACACCAGAACCTGAATTCATTGCCC